ACCTAGAGTTAAAGAAACAGGCGGCTCAATGACCGACCAAGAGATCGAGGATGCGATCCATGAGATCCACCCCGACATCAAGGTTGGGGGGTTTGAACTCCTAGTTGGCCGGCTCATTGCCCTACGGGAAAGGGAGAAGTGCGCCAAGATAGCGGAGATTCCCCATATGACACCCGCCGACATAGCCCGCGTGATCAGGAATGGATGAAGTCCTTGAGATCCTTAAAGACCCGGACACCCAGGCCAAATTCTCCCAGCTTAAGCCTGAGGATCAGGTCGCCTGGGCTTGGAGGGCTAACTGGCTCGCTAAGGCGCATCGCCACCAGGTTGTCCCGACTGGGGATTGGTGGACGATATGGCTCATGCTCGCCGGCCGAGGTGCCGGCAAGACCCGGACGGCTGCGGAGCAAGTGGGGTGGTGGGCATGGAAGGAAGAAGGCACTCGCTGGCTGGTGGGCGCACCAACAAGCTCCGATGTCAGGGCCACTTGTTTTGAAGGAGACTCAGGGCTCCTATCAGTTATACCCAGTTCATTGGTGGCAGATTACAACCGCGCCTTCCATGAGCTTAAATTGATCAACGGCTCCCTGATTAAAGGCATCCCAGCTTCGGAGCCAGAGCGGTTCCGGGGGCCACAGTTCCACGGGGCATGGCTGGATGAGTTGGCCGCCTGGGACTACCTCGATGAGGCCTGGGATCAGATCATGTTCGGGGTGCGACTAGGCAAGAAGACCCGGATTGTCTGCACAACCACGCCCAAGCCCAAAGACTTGATCATCGACTTGGTTGGCCGGGAGGGCAACGATGTGGTTCTAACCACCGCCTCAACCTACGATAACCTAGCCAATCTGGCTCCATCCTTCCAAAAGCAGATCCTGCAATATGAGGGAACCAAGCTGGGAAGGCAGGAGATTTACGCTGAGATCATCGACCCGGAGGAGTCTGGGATCGTCAAGCGGGAGATGTTCAAGCTCTGGCCGGCTCAGAAAGCCTTCCCTAAGTTTGAGTACATCGTTCAGTCCTACGACTGCGCCTACACGGAAAAGACCATCAACGACCCAACCGCCTGCATTACTTGGGGGGTGTTCAAGCCCGTGGATGGCCCGATGTCGGTCATGGTGATCGATTGCTGGCAGGATCGGCTCCAATACCCAGACCTGCGGCCAAAGGTCATTGAGGAGTACGACACCATATTTGGGGAGGGCAAGGACAGGAAGCGGGTTGACCTGATCTTGGTTGAGGACAAGTCGGCTGGCATCAGCCTGATCCAAGACTTGCAGCGGGCGCACCTACCGGTAAGGGCGTATAACCCAGGGAACGCGGATAAGGTTCAGCGGCTCAATATCGTGTCCAACATCATCGCTCGAGGGCGGGTGTGGATACCGGAGAGCATGGCGAGAGAGGGCTATGTCCGGGATTGGGCTGAGCCCTTTGTCTCTCAGATATGTTCCTTTCCTGAGTCCACCCACGATGACTTTGTGGATGCCTGCACTCAGGCGCTGCGGTTCCTGCGGGATGCCGGCTGGCTTGAGATCGACCCGCCGCCTCAGGAAGACTACGACGAGGAAGACTACATCGACTCAGGCGCATGGAAGAAGAGGGAGAATCCATATGCATCCTGAGTGGCAAGCAATTGATGAAGGCGGGACAATCTCGCTTATCACTTTATCGGTGCATTAATGAAGCCTGATCTCAAACTCAAAGCCTGGTACGAAAGCCAAATGGCCAAAGGCGGAGCGGTTGCCCCAGAGGTATTGGGCGGCGGTACAGGCATCCCCTACGCCAAAGGCGGGGTGGCAAAGATTGCGAAGGCGGCAGAGAAGGCGGCCAACAAGAGAGCCACATCCTTGGCTCGTGAGATGGCTAAGGAGTCTTTCCTTAAGCGCAGCCAAGAAAAGAATGTGGTCTACCACGGGACAAATAAAGACATTACGGCTCTGCGGAAGACCAAAACGCCTGACGACCATGTCCTAGGAATATCGGTAACCGATGACCCGATATCGGCAAGCATCTATGCCGAAGAGAAGGCAAAGATTCGATCCGGCGGGGAGGGAGCCAATGTGATGCCCCTTCTTGTAAAGACAGAAAAGCCAATGCTCTACCCTGACCTTGAGGCTTGGACACTCAATAAGGCCATGGAGAAGGGCTTTCCGATTGAAGATCCTGATGACTTTGCGGCCTTCGATGTTCCAAGCGACACCCTGCTCCAATGGCTGAAAGAAGAGGGCTATGATGCAATCGACTATCGGGATGACCCAATGTTGGGCTATGGCCTACGGGTTTTTGAGCCAACCCAACTAAAGTCCGCTATCTCAAATCGGACATTTGACCCACAAGATCCTGACATTACGAAGGCTGAAGGCGGCGCAATTGATCACGACCTCAAAAATTGGTACGCCGCGTCCGGCGGTGCTGCCTCCTATACGCAGAGCCAACAAGCCCAGGCGAAAAGATCATCCGATATACAGTCGTTTAAGGAGGGCAAGATTGGAGCGGATGAGCTGGTCAAGTACTACCCAGGGATGAACGCTGCCATGGTTGAGGCGCAACTGAACCCCGAAGGCATGAAGGCCGGGGGTGAGGTTCGGATGCAGTCCGGGGGCGAGATCGATGCCATGCTTGAGGCGCTCTCCGGTGACCGGGAGTCGAGGACAGATCCACGGGCGGAGGCGGCCGGCGTTATCGGCAAGAGCCTAGCCAAGGGTATGGTCTCCCCCTTTGTCGGTCTATACGGAACCTTGAGCTCAGGGAGGTTCGGAAGCCAAGAAGGTATCCGGGCGGGGGAGGAGGCCGTAGAGCGGTTCATGGCTCCGGGCGATATCTCCCCTGAGGCAATGCCTTATGTTGAGGATGTGGGCAAGTTCTTAGAAGAGATTGAAACTAAGTACAAGATCCCCCCGATCATGCCGGAGTTAGCCCAATTGGCTGGCGTCCGCGGGGTCAAGCCCCAGGTGCAAAGCATGATGAGCGGTGCCTTGGATAAAGTTAAGGAGCTGCCCCCGCTGCCGGTCGGGCTATCGATGGAAGCCGTTGGCCCATCAATTGAACAGGTCATCACGCCCAAGGAAGTCAAGGCCAAGCCTGAGACAGTCAAGGCTCCGGCCAATCAGGTAGGCCTATACTCCCCCGCGGAGAAGGCCATCCTCAATATGCAGAGAAAGCAGGGGTCTGGCGAGGCGTTCCTCTCTGAGCTAAAGAAAGCCGGGGTGTCCAACGATGAGCTGGAATACGCCGATCTGAATGATTTCCTACAAGGCAAGAAGTCGGTCACCCGCGACGAGATTCGGGATCACATTAACAACAAAAAGATAAAGTTTGCAGAGGTTGAGTACAGACAGGGCGATCTCAATGAAAGCGAGTTTACTTTCGGAGAAGGAAGAGTTGTTGAAGGCGATAGTTATATCAGCGACCGTGCCGATGACTACTTGGCAGATTTCGATAACTACTTTCCAAGTCGCCGGGAAGAGGAGCGCCAAGAGATCATCAATCAATATACTCCGCAAGAATTGGAAGATCCTTATGTTTTGAGCCGGATTGATGAGGAGGTTGAGGATAGACTTAAAGAAATAGCTTACGACATCGCTGAATCGGAATACTACGAAAATCCTGAATATGAATACAGAAATTCGGCAGGCTATGAAATTTATGGAAACGATGACTTAGGGTATTACGCTCGTGACCCCGATGGCCGGCCAGTAGGCCGTGATGGCTATCGAGACCTTGAGTCGGCTGAGGGAGCGGTCAGAGAAGATGCCATGCTCCAAGGACTTATGGGCGAAGGGGAAACCCGCTTTGCAGACTACCAACTAGACAATGGGCAAAACTACCGGGAGTTGTTACTTATTGTAGACCCCCGCTCTTATCCAGATCATGATTTTACTGATGTTCAGGGGTCACATTGGAGCGAACCCAATGTCCTTCTCCATATGCGGGTTCAGGATCGAACCACGACCGATGGCAAGCCGATGCTCTATGTGGATGAGATGCAGTCTGATTGGCATCAGCGGGGCAATGAGGCCGGCTATTTTGATAAGGCAAATGTTGAGGCGAGGGAAAAGGTCGTTCAGGAAGAGCGAGCCGAAACAGAAAAATTTAGAAAGTTCCAAGAAGAATACGATGATTACAACGAAAAAATTAAGCAAGAACTCAAACAGAAGATAAAGGAAGAAACGGGCGCAGAACTGAGTTGGTATGAAATCACCGACAAAGTAAAAGATGACCCACAACTAAAAGTATTGAACCAAAGGTGGAAAGATCAGTTAGCAAAACTTGAGGGTGTTCGTAAAAAACTTTTAGAATTTGAAGAGCAGTTACCGGATGCTCCATACAAAGACAATTGGCATGAATTGGGCGTCAAGCGCATCCTTGCCTACGCCGCAGAGAATGGCTATGACCGCGTAGGGTTCTCAGCCTCCCCCGCTCAAATCAAGCGGTGGGGCACCCAAGAGATTGCTTGGCAGAGGATGGAAGGCGGGAATGAATGGAAGGTTGCTTCTACAGAGCAACGGGGCGGGATTGCAGGCCGGATCAACCTTGAGGCTGAGGCTCGAGCAAGAGGTCTGCTCAATGAGAATCGCAATGA